TGCGTCAACCCGGATCACCTGCAGGCCGTCTCGCCGCGGCTCAATCAGCAGCTGAAGCTTCTGCGCCGCAAGGGCTACGGGATGGAGGAGATGGAGCTCGACGAGCCGCCGCTGTATCCGCGCCCGACGCCCGTTTGTGAGCCTATCCTAGCGCCAGGCGAGCGCGCGGAGGATCTCTGGTTCTGAGCTAGCGGGATCGCCAGGCGTCGCGCGCCCTGGCCATACCCACGCCCACCAAGTATGCGGCGGGCTGCAGCACCAGCCACGTGAGCATCACGTTCAGCATCTTCTGCTCGAGCGAGGGCCCGAAACCAGCCCGGTGATAAGCCGCGACAAGAGCGCTACCAGCGACGGCGCCGAAGACGCAGATCGCCAGAGGCCACCTGAAGAAGGCGGCACCCTGCCAGCCCAAATAGCCACACACGATTGCAGCAGCGATCCATGCCATTCCCTCACCCTCGCCCCGTTCGATTTCTAAAATGACCGCGCGGCTTGCCTCGCGACAGCGCTACGCAGCACCTCAATTCAGCCTCAACACCACCCGAACGCGCCGTCGCGCGCCGCGCGGCCTCTATTCCCCTGCTCACAACGGTTGACGTGTCGCTGTCGGTCTCATGGTGACCGGTGCGCCTCGCCTTGGAGCAATCGGGAGAGGGGATGCTACACCAGATCGAGCCGGTGTTGCATCAGGTGTAGCAGGCCAAGCCGCTGACGCCTCTATCGAATTCTCAATCTGCAACACCTGCAACACCTGCAACACCCTTTGCGATCTCGTGTACGCGCGCGCACGCGCGCGCGCGAGGCAGGGTAGTGTTTCAAGTGTTTCAACTGTTGCATATTGAAAATTAAATAGAAGGATGAAGGGGATAGGCTGCAACACTTGCTGCAACACCTGCAACACCTCGCCGCGCTCGGCGCCGGTTGTCGACGCCCGCGATCGATTAAATATTCGCGGAAATTCAGCGAGGTAGCGCCGAGCATGGCAAAGAAGGACCAGAAGGCCGCGGTCGCGGGAGTGATTGCGGCGGCGGCCGGCGCCGCGGCAGCGGCGAGCGCGACCGAGCAGCTCGAGCTGATGCCGGCGATGCGGCCGAGCCTCACCGACAGCCAGGTCGAGCGCGTCGAGACCGCGATCAAGGCCGATCGGCGCGGCCGTCCGCCTGGCGCGCAGAACAAAACCACGCGCGAGATGCTCGAATTTGTGCGGAAACTCTGCGGAGATCCGCTCGAGCGGCGTTTTCGCTATGCGATGCACACGCCCGAGACGCTCGCGATCGAGCTCGGCTGCAGCAAGCTCGAGGCGTTCGATCGGCTCGACCGCATGTGGAGCGAGATCGCGAAGTACTTCTACGCGCAGCAGGCGCAGGTCGACGGCGCCGGCAACAGCGTCGCGCCTCGGTTGACGATGGTCTTTCCAGGCCAGTCTGCGCCGGCGATCACGGCCGATGGCCGGATCCAGCCGCCGTGGATGTACATTGAGCAACGTGAAGAAAATCAAGCGCTTAGCGCACCGGAGCAGAGCGTGTCGCACGATGGCGTGTCGCACGGTGACGACTAGCGCAGCATATTCAAGAGCTTGTGGCTGTAGGGCAGCTACTCCCAAATCACCGGCCGCGAGGCCTTCGGAGCCGGTGACGTCGACGGCGATCGTGCGGACCGTCCGTCGACCTGGCCGCAGGCGCCGCAGCAATGCGGTGGCCTGCGGCCGAGTTTTATGGGGTGTACCCCCCCGGGTAGGCCGGGGGGCGGTACCCCCAAAACCAAACCTCGACAGCCCTTGCCCCCCAGGCGCGCGATTTTTTTCGCGGTTCTGCCCTGTCAGCGCATCGGTCGCAGCCAAGGTGCGCGAACGTTGGAAAGGCGGACCGGGGCGGGGGGATTTCGCGTGAACGACGCTTCAACGCCGCAGGCGGTGCTCGAGCGCACGTCGCTCGCCGATGTCTTGGGCTCGGCGGACCCGTATCGAAATCAGATGAGCCACCTCGAGGCCGACGACGAATTCCGAAAGCAGTTTCCGGACGTGGTCGACCAGCTGCACAAGCAGGAGAAGACGGGGACGGTGAACCTGATGCGGAGCGCCGGGCCGATCAGCGACCGCTACATCCTCTCGCACAACCCGGCCGATCTCATCATCGGGCCTGGCGGCTCCGGCAAGACGATCGCGAGTGGCAAGAAAGCGCTGGTCGAGGCCCAAAGGATTTTTCCCGGTGCGGACGGGGTGCGCCGATATGTGCTCGGCACGTGGCGACAGAAGTACGTGAATATCTGGAAGGCGACAATCCCCTCCTGGTGGAAACTTTTCCCCAAGGACATGCCGGGGTCGAAGTGGACAGGCGCCAGCCCGCGCGAGGCCGAGCACACGCTGACCTTCGAAGACGCGTTCGGCCGCATCATGCTCACCAACCGCTTCCGCGCGTTCGGCGAGACGATGGATCCCGACGATATCCTCGGCAACGAGTTCACCGATTGCTACTTCAACGAATGGCCGACGCTGCCGGAGGAGCTCTGCTCGGCCCTGGTCGACCGCGTCGGTCGCGAGCCGCCGCGCGAGATCATCAAGCGCGCGGGGCGCTTCTATGGCGACGGCAACGCGCCGGACGTGCTGCATTTCATCTATCGCGATTTCTATGAGAACAAGAAGCCGGGGCACGTGCTGCACGCCCAGCCCTCGGGCCTCGCGCCCGACGCCGAGAACATCGAGGCGATGGGGCGCGGCTACTATGAAAACTCGGCGATGATGAACTCGCATCGGCCGTGGTGGGTCAAGCGCATGATCCACGCGCGGCCGGGCTTCACCCGCGCGAACAATCCGGTCTGGCCCGAGTGGGACGAAGACCGCAACATGGCCAGACACACCATCCCGGTGATCAAGGAGTTGCCGGTCATCACCGGCACCGACGGCGGGCTGACGCCGACGACGGTCTACATGCAGGAGAAGTCCAACGGCCAGTTGCGGATCCTCGCCGAGTGCCCGCTCGAGCGCGGCGGCATGCAGGAGCTCGCCACCGCGATGCTGCAGCTCGAGGCCACCAGGTTCGAAGGCTGCGAGTTCCTGTCGCTGTGCGATCCAGCGATGTGCGCCGGCGAGGATCTCGAGGCCGGATCGGACCGGCAGAACCTCGCAAAATTTCTGGGGAGAAAAGTTCACCCGGCGCCGACGAACAATCCGACTTCGCGGCATGAAGCCATCAAATCGAAGCTGCGCCATACCTGCGAGGCTGGCGAGCCGGGGCTGATCGTGGATCCCAGCTGCAAGACGATCCGGCGCGGCGCGGCGCGGTCGCCAAGACGAAGGACGGTCACACCTGCGAGGCGGCGGAGTACGGCGCGCTCGCCTGCGGCAGTTCGGAGGCGAAGCGGCGCGTAGGCGCCGCGGCAGCGCAGCGCGCTAGGCGCCGCGAGGAGGCCCGGAATACCGGCCGCTACAATCCGATCAAGCGCAAACGCGCGTGAATAGGGCGGTTGACGCTCCGAATGAGCCCGTAGGGTCGGCAGCTTCAAACAACCCGCGGGCGGCTCATGGGCTGGAGTTTTGGCAAGATCATGGACGACTGGTTCGGCTTCGATCAGCCGGATACCAGCAAGGCGGACGCGGCTCAGGCAGCTGCGCTGGCGACGCAGCAGGAAGCGCTGAAGGCGCAGAAGGATGCAGCCCTGCTGGCCGCCGCCGCGGCGCAACCGGCGAGCGACAGCGAAAGCGCGGTGGTCGCGTCCGAGGGTCGCAAGCGCAAGCTGCAGCAGGGCTCCTCGTTCGGCATCGGCCTGCAGACGCAGCTCGGCGCGCCGCCGGTCGGCTTCCGTCTACTGTCGGGGCAGTAATGTCCGCCTGGTCGGAGATCGAGCCGCGTCATGCCGAGGTGAAGAAAAAGCGGGCTCTTGAGGAGCCGCGCTGGCGCGATATCGCGCGCCTGATGCAGAGCGACGAAGATCTATCCGGCGGCAACCGTAACGATCAGCGCCAGCCCAATGGCGATGATCCCTACGACAGCACGCCGCTCTACGCCAATGACGACTACGTCGGCGGCAT